CGGGTTCAACTAAGATGGCGCCGTTGGTTTGTGGGTTCTCAAATTCACGGTTTGAGATCATTTTTTAATTCTCCTTTTTTAGTGGTTTTAAACCTTTTTTAGTGGTTTATTATCTGCTGACTTGGTTATTATTTTTATGTTAATCTGGATGACCAAAAAATGGCGGGCAAGCAAGCAAAAATTGTCATATTTGAGTAAAATATGCTGGAACAAAAAATCTTTAAATACAACCTAAAACATATAAGAAAGGTGAATAAAGGTTATTTACGTGTTTAAACCTTTAAAAAAGGTTTATTGCCTTAAAAAGCCTAAAATAAAACATTGTAAACTGAAGAAAGCATATATACTAAAAGGAGTTGAATAGTTGGCAAACAAGAAGAAGACTACAAAAAGTTTTAGTCTCGACGCGGCAACGTCGGAACTAATAGCGAAATTAATAGAAGACGAACCAATCGAGTTGATCAAGAAGAATATTTTTACCGCGTCGGACCTTTTAAGGGCTGCAGTCCTGGATTATCTGCAGGATTATTTTGAAGCTCCCCCTGAAGTTTTACGTGAATATATCTCGAAATTACATAGGAAACATCGAGATTGAATAGAGCAATAAGAGTCGCCGTAAGGGTGTCTGCTTCAATACTACTTTTTTGCTTATTGAACCCTTCAAAATGAATACGGTCTTTTAACATCGGCAGTAAGCCGGCTAATACTTCTTGCTCAGTAGACTGTTTTTGTTGAGCAAGCTCTTTAATCAATATAGTATTTATTGCTAATCTCCCTCCACATCCTTTAGTATAGTCTAATATCGTTATACACTGTAAGGTTTTAAAAATTATTTCAATTTGAAAATGGCTAAAACGGGTTATGAAGCAAATGAAGGAAATGAAGGAAATGAAGCAAATGAAGCAAATGAAGAAGCCCAGATATACCCCTCAATGTTTTGACGGTATGCAATTTGTTTGATGTGTTTGTAAATGTTTGACTCGGCAGGGTAATTGCAGGTGTAGATGAAGCTTATTTTTACAGGGTTTGCTGTTTGGTCTTTGTTTGTTGTCGTTTCATAGTGGATGGGCAGGTTTTGGCGGGTTTTCTTCTGCTGTTGGCTAATATTTTTTGGAGCATTTCGGATTTTTGCACTTCGGGCTTGTAAGTGACCATTTTTCCGCCTTCTCTGAGGGTGACTGTTGAAAGCCGAGGCGTTAAGTCTGATAGGGCAGCTATTACGGGTTTGCCTTTTTCGTATTGTTTTGCAAGCCTGTACGACCGGCTTAGTTTGAATGAGCCGTCAACAATCTTTTTTGTTTGAGTATCCAGCACGGCGTATAGCGCGCCTTTCTCTGGGTCTTCTACAAATCCGCCTTCCCTGATGACTTCTCCAGTAACTGGGTCTACTTCTTTGAGCTGTAAGTAACCTTTAACAACAGTGAAACGCGTCACGTCCACAGTCATTATGCCTCTTTTTCTATAGTCCAATATGGAAATTTATAGGTTGTTTTTGCTTGGTTAGCTACTATATTGGGACTGTATCTATTAATTTAAAAATTAAGCTTAAAGACTGGTGGTCTGTAGCTATTTTGTTAAGAATGGACGTGCAGGTTTCGCCGACTTAAATGTGCGGTGGAGGTTTAATGGTTGGTTGCTAAAAAAAGTGCAGAACCAACCAAATCTATGCTTCCAGAAGGTAACTTACGTATTAGTTGTAGTCGATAAGAGGTATTGTCTATCGCCTTTTACGGTTATGAATGGTTCAAATGTATCTTTTGCTTTGTATATTTTCTCCACTATGCCCATTGCGTCTCGGATTTCTGTGATTGCCGCTTCAAGTTTTGCTATCTTCTTTTCGAGGGCGAATTTTTCAGCTTTGACCTTTTCAATACTTGAATTATTCACTGGGGCTGTTTGGGTTAAGAATTCTAACTCTGGTAGGGCTTCGCGGTATTTAGCGCGGAGTTGCTCGATGGCTGGTCGACTATAAGGTGCTTCTTCACTGCGGCATTTGCGGCCTTTAATTTTTTTAATCCAATTCTGCGGGCAACCAACGTTTTCGAGGGCGGTTTGAACTATTCGGCGTCCGTCATGGATTGAGAAGTGAACGCCGGAGGCAGCGCTTAATCTTACTGAAAAGATTGCTAACGCGGCGCTGTTTAATGGAGCGCCAATGTTGTGTTTAATCTGTACTAAAACGGGGCTGTCTGGAGTTATTTTGAGGTGAAAATGTCGGGTTAACCATTGGCGGTATTCAAGTAACACTTTTTTTGCTTCAGGTGTTAGGAAGGTTTCTTGGCGGGTTCCGCGGTATTTGCCTTTGCCATGCCCTTTGATTAAGTCACTTGGGATGCTTATGTGCGGGATTTCTTGTTCGGTCCAGTTTTCGTCGAAGTGGCTCCATTTTAGTTTTATGAGGGTTTCTCGGGCGATTGCAGTGCAGGTTGATAGCATTACGATGGTTTGGTCGCGTGGGTTAGTGCAGTACTGGAACGCTTTGAGGCGTTGGTCCATTGTTGGCTTTTGGGTTTTTTTAGATTGTTCAATTTGCATTTTTCCAGCTTCTTTTGCGAGGTCGCAGTAGTTGGCGCGGAATAAGCCGCGGACACTGTATATTATTTGTAGTTTACACGATTCGGGGATGCCGGTGTCTGGGTCATCGCGGAATTTATCAAGCAAGTTTTCTGCGTCTTTGTTGGTGTAACTGTTTTTTAGGTTGATTAAGTCGCCGGGTTCCATGTTTGCCCATTCGCAGAATTGGTAAATGTAGACGGCTTTTCTTTATTTATAATTGTTTAAGGTTTTTAGGTATCTTTCAACTGTTGGGTGTCGATTCACCCATTTCATCACGGTTTTTTCTGTTATTGAATATTTGCGGGACATAAATGACGTTTTAGCGAGAGAAAATAAAAGTTTTAGTGTCAAATAGTTACAATGATGACAGCACTTATATACAAATGTTGTTTTTATTGAATATATTTCTAACTGTTTAGCTGTTTTATGTTTCAAAAATAAAAGGTGGTTATTTGAGTTTTTCACGCAGCAAACTAAGTTGCTTATTTAAAATGATAGTCTCCCGATGTTGCAGCAAATCAAGGGTTTCAGCGCGTGACAAACCCAACTTAATCGAGTATGTCCCGATTTCTTCACTTAACAACTGCAAATCATTAAGGATTGCTTGCTGTTGCTGCTCCTTAGACTGGCCAGATACATTTGGCTCTTCATTACCAGATTTATTTTTAGGCGATATGTCTTTTTTTGGTTTATACGGTTTGTTTGTCATTTTTCTTCACGTATTTCGGAAAAAAGAGATGTTAGGGTAAGGGTACGGCGAACCAGTCGAAGGATACTTGGATATATGAAGCCTCGTTTTCTTCTGTCCAAAGCGTAGTCAACCCCGATGTTGCACTGTTTAATACAGCTCCGACTCCAAAGGGCACTCCTTCATTGTCGCGGAAGGTCAAACCTCGAGCGTATGGCGGCTTATTCTGCAAAGTATGAGTGTGTGCAGAGCCAGCGTTAGTCGTTAAAGGTGTACTGCTTAAAGTGCCGCCTGACAACGTGTGGCTATGCGGTGACCCTGCACTGGAGGTTGATTCGCCAAGCGGTGTAGACCCGTCGATTGTTGCGTCGACTCCTTGTGTGGCGCCTACTACTTCGTGGGTGTGGGCTCCGCCTGAAATGGTATGTGCATGGGGGCTGCCAGCACTTGATGTGCTTGGCCCAAGCGGCGTGGAACCGTCAACCGTGGAGTCAACGCCTTGCGTTGCGCCTATTACCGTGTGAGAATGGGCGCCGCCGCTTATTGTGTGGCGATGCGGTGACCCCGCCCCTGAGGTACTATCACTTACAGGGGTAACTCCATCAACTGTTGAGTCTACACCTTGCGTTGCGCCCACGACTATATGGTTATGTATGCCAGCATTGTCAGTTGAACCTGAATGCGCGTGGATTGCACTATCCGACGATATGCCGCCGGTTAAAGAAACAGAAAGCGTATGTGTTGCGCTTCCTGATGCAGTGTGACTGTGCGAAGCGTTATCGCTTTGAGTGGGGCTCTGTGAATAAGCGTAACTATGTTCATGTCCTGGACCGCCGGTTGTAGTGCCGGCGCCCATATTAATCCCGTGGCTATGCACTGCATTAGCTGAATTAACAGTCACCGAGACGCTTATTCCGCCAGTTAATGAAACACTCAAGTTATGGCCATGACTGTGTGATGCTGAAGCACTGAAAACGTTTACTCCGTGGCTATGCTGTCCCGCGTTACCTTCATCACTCGCGTAACATTGACTGCTGAATAAGTGCCGGTGGTTAGCTACGGGAACGTTATGGGTATGAGCGGACTCGTCGCTGCAACTGTAACTTTCAGGAGTAGACGATGAAGCGTAACATTCATTGTTCAAAAGGTGGCGGTGGTTAGCTACAGGTACGCTATGGGTATGTGTTGCGTCGTCGCTGCAACTGTAACTTTCAGGGGTTGAACTGGAAGCGTAGCATTGACTATTGAATAAGTGACGGTGATTAGCAACCGGGACACTATGGGTATGTGCGGATTCGCTTGATAAAGTCAAGCCGGTCAAGCTATGCGTGTGGCTTTCTACAATGTGAGTATGCGTTGATTCTTCGCCGATTGTAAGGTTAAACTCGGCGGTTGCTTCCGCCACTGCAACTATATGCTGATGTAAATGCCGGTATGCTTTAACTGTAAACCCTGACGCGTTCTTCGAGGTGACAGATACGGCTGCGGGTACTTCGCCGGTCACTTGAACGAAGACTTTGGGCGCTGACTGAAAAGCTTGGTCAAAGGTGACAGTTGCCACGCCGTTACTGTCGGTTACCGCTGAACCAGCCTGCATTACTGGTTTACCGGCTACGGTTTCAAGTTTTTCGACGCCGAGCTTGTAGACTTTAAGGTTCCCCAGATAAGAGGGGTTACTGTCAAGCAACTGTCGAGTGACACCATTCGGCAACCCACCGTTTTTAGTAATATATAATGTGTCGAAGCCGCCCCGTATGACGTAAACATCCGGCGGCGCCGTATAACCTGAGCCACCTTCATGAACCGTGAACCCGACAACTTGGCCGTTATTTATGGATGCGGTGACTTCTGCGCCTGTGCCAAAAGCGCCGTTAACGTCTGGCGGCTGGATTAAGATAACTTTAGGCGCAGACGTGTAGCCGGAGCCGCCGTTAACCACATTCACCGCGACAACTTTACCGTCCTCGATTTGCGCTGTCGCCGTAGCGCCTGAACCGCCGGAGTCTTCACTGTTAGTCAAAGATATACGTGGCGGGTCATCAATGCCGGTTAACCTGTTGCCGAGAAGTATAGCGCCGCCGCCTACTCCAGACCGCCGACTGTTTGAACCAAAAAAGCCTTCCGTGTAAACGTCTTTTTTGAACCAGCACCCCTCGCTAAACTGCAAAATAGGGTTAAAAACTCCGGGAGCCTCGGTGTCTTCAACCATCACTACAGTTAACTCAACATAATCTAACCCTGCCTCTGGGTCTTTTAGTACGATTTTCTTGTCCGCGACGAATGCGCCTTGAACTTCTAAGTCGCCGCGGATTAATTGGTTGCCAATTAATATGCCGCTTCCGCCAGCAGTTGAAGCGTAAACACGGGTTTGCTCCAGTCTTCTAAGCCGGTTTTCCAGTTCAGTTATTTTTTTAACAAATTCACTCATGCTAATTTTTCCCCACCGTTAAAACAGTATCCCAAGTTGCACCACTCACTTCGTGGCGGACTTGTATAATTCGCAAAGTTACCCCAAGCATAGTTATGCGGTCGCCTGGGCGGAACCTGTGGTCGCCATCAACCACAAAATCCTTAATGGACACGTCAGAGTTGACGAGTTGGCGAATTAGGCTTTCCGCTTTCAAAATGCATTCTGCGTCAGTAAGCAAGGTTGCATCGCTTACGGGTTCAGCAACACGAACACCATACAATGCTTGACTCGCCAGATCTTCAGCTTCACCGCTACACTCTGCACCGTCAAAGTAGAAGCCGTCAAGGTAAACTGTGCATCCGCCGGCTCCTGCTTCCGCGTAGATGCCCCACTTAGTGATGTTAACCCAGCTTGGCGAACCAACCTTAACCCATTTACCCAGTGTGTCTTCGTCGTTTGCCGGGTCATATTCGTTGCCGGAGCCCAACGCGATGCTTTCTTCTCTCCAGCCTATGCCTTCATGACTAATGGGCGTGTAAAAATAGTTGCCGTCGTCAGTGTAGGCGCGTAGTTCTAAAACAGTAAAGTCGCTGCCTAACGGCGCGTACTCTTCATGCCAAAAATGCAGGTTTTTAAAGCTGCCACGGCCATAACCCCACTTAAACGAGGAGACATTATGCAAGGTTTCGCCTTCGAAAAAGAACGTGAAGTAAGCGTCAAGTTTTCCCGCAACTGTTGATAACCCTAAAGCAGAGTTGCCTACCTTCGGGTAGTAATAGTTAAAGCCAAACCCGTAGTTGTACTGCCACATTATCGGCTGAGACTCTGTCCATTGGTCGCCGTCGCTTGGAACCCGCTTCCCAGCAGCGCCATACACTTTAATCCTGTTTCGCACTGGGTGAAGGTCGTCGCCTTTAACAGCGTTACGAATCCACGTTACTACAGGACATAAAAAGTCAGCACTCATTTTTGTATGCGCGATTAAGGCGCCGTCGGGGTTTTCGTAAACGTCAAAGCTGGCTTTCTCTGCGGTTTCCTGAACCGCCGTCAACGGTTTAACCTCGTCATAGTCGACGCTGTGGGTCTTGTTGACTCCGGCAAACCAGTACGCCGAGTTTGGGTGCGGCGCAACGTAACTGCATAAGGCAACGGCGTCTTCAACTATAACTTTCGAGTATGCATCGCGGTAAACTTTACGAAGCAACTCGGGAGACGCATTCAACTCGTAAGCGTGCCCGTGACAGTCAAGAACAATGTTAACTACGCCATAATTGACATAGTGACGGGTTGGGTTAACAATTCGGCCGCCAAACACCTTAAACTCGGGTTTGCCAAGATCAACAGCGTCCCGGCTTAACCATACAATGACAACGTCGCCTTTGTCAACTTCAGCGTCGTAGGGGTCAGATTGTTCGTTGAAGTTAGTTAACGAGATAGACGCGCCTGAGAAGCCTTCTTTCAACAGTGATAAGTTAACGGTTAAGTTTCCTGTTAAGTCTCCTGTTGAAGGCACGCGAAAACCTGTTGTGACCGCTAAATAGTCTACTTTTAATGTACCTGAAACGGGATAAAAGCGAACCGCGTTTATTTCGCCGGAGACGGCGGCTTGCAAATCTGCAACCCACTCGCCTGGTTCATAGCCGACTGAAGCGTGTACCCACACGTTGTCAGAAGCCCGACGTATTTGAAACACAAAATTGGAGCCTTCCACCACCCGGAAAACCATGTATCTTTGAATGTTTGTTGAACAACTGCAGGGGTGCTCAGCGAATTGCCCCGCATTCAACGTGACGGTTTGGCCGTCGCGTGTTGGAGCTCCACCGGTGAAAGTCCAGCCTTTTAGGAAGTGGTCATCGAATAGGACGGGTTTATGAAAGATTGCCACGCGTATTTTAGGCGGAGCTAAATCAGATACGCTCATAATGTGCCGGCTCTCCTTAAAGCGTCAGTTGTTCCGTCGTAGGCTCCTCGGTATGCTTCGCCGTAATCGCGGGCGCCCTGAACTGTGATTTTAATGTCGTTAATGATTTGGTTTTGCGTGAAGTATTCACGTATAGAGTCAACGTTAGGGTTCAACGCGTTGTTGTTCTGTAACGCCGCAGTTTCTTCCCGGTTAAGCACATATTCGCCGCTTAACAAGTTATAAAGCCCGTTTTCACGTATAGCTCCGCCTTTGTGGCGGGTTGGCACGTTGCTTTGAGCGATTAAAGCTAAACCGGCAGTTACTGCCGCGGCGGAAGCTGCTATGACTGCCCAGCCTGCAGGTCCGCTAAGGGCATTAGCGACTACGTGTGCGGCTGCGCGTGCCTTCTCTGCTATTGCAACGCTAAGGCTTGCGCTTTGAAGGGCAGCAAATCCGCGGACAACAGCACTTGTTAAACTAACCATGGAGCCCATAGTGACGAGAACATCGGCTGTTTGCTCATTTAGAAAACCCATCTGTTCACCGAGACGTCCGACCGCTACGGCGCTCATACCAATCGACGATACGGCTTCTGCCATCCTGCGAAGTCCAGCGGTAACTTCGTTTGTCCCGAAAAGAGTTGCAAATATACTTACTTGTGCCGTTGACATTTTACCCAACGCTCCATCTCAGCAAGCTTCACCTTCGGGTCTTCCCCGCCAGGTGAACGGAGTTCTGTTAGTATTCGGTTTAAAACCGAGTAGTCAAACTCGAAAAGAAATGTGGGGTCCCCGGTTAAGCCGAGGATTTCTGACGGACGCTTATGCAACAGTAACGCCATCGACGCCGCTTTGCTGACTGTCGAGTTTGGGTGATTCGCGAAAAAACTGTGCGTCCTTCAAAGTTTTAACAGTCAACTCTTGAACAGCTTTAAAGATTTGGCTTGCCTGGTCAGGTGACGGCTGCGGCGTAACAGTAGCCGCCAGCAACTTTGCTGTTGCCTTCTCAAGCTCACCGCTAAGCTTCGCTGCTTCCTCATAACTCGAAGGGGTATAATTCATCACTTTATCAATGTAGCTTTGAAGCGGAGCCAAACTTGGCGGAATCGGAGACACCACATATTCAACGCCGCCTAAACGAATTTTCGCCTTCAACACGTAGACCTCAACAGTTTAGGTTAATACGTTGAAATAGTGTTTTGAAGTGTAGCCGAAGCCTCCGAGTCAAGACCCGAGTCATAGAAGGCTTGGAATGGCGCGTTAACAATTTTTAACCCTTCACTAATGTTAGTGATGTCAGGTACAGCGTCTTTAAGGTAAACACATTTACGCAAGTCAAAACCGACACCATACTTATGAGCGCCCGTTATTGTTGCGCCCGCAACCGAAGCGGCAAGGGTAAACTCTGCGCCTGACAAGAAACGATCCATTTCTTCAGTGTCCTCAAAATAGAGGCTTACTTTGCCGGTTACTTCACGTTGCCCATACCGTTTAGTGCTAAAAGTACGACCGGACAAGTCACCCAAGTTAAACGGAATATTATTTTTAATGGTGACTTCTAAATCGTAAATTAAAGTGCCGGATTCAACGCCGCCAATGGTAAACGAAGTCGCGTTATTCTGTTGAGTAAAGAAATCCAACGTTGAAAACGCAGGTGACGAATTAATTGCGTTTTTAGATTCAGGGAACCCGCTGTAAATTTCCGCTTGAGCTTTAACTGGTTGACCTTGAGAAAAACGCAATGTCAACGATTCAACCAGTACGCCTGGAGCAACACGTTCAGTTACTTCAACGCCTAAACGGGCAGTGAAACTTGGCAACGTAGATGCGCTTTTGAATGTGTGAATATACACGCCTGTGTCGGGGACAGTAACGGTTTCTTTGCCGAACACTCCAAGCAGTAAATAACCGATTAACCCTTCCGGGTCAACTTCAAACTCGCCAATGTTTCCTCGAGCGCGATAGTTACCCATCACTTTTTTACGGTAAGAACGGTCAGCGACGGGAACGGGAATAATCCAGTTAAGATCAGGCTTCAACGACGCAACGACTGGCGAGTAGCAAGATGCGGCAACCGCGGAGCCATAAACAGTTTCTTTACCTAAACCTACATACCTCAATGTACATCACTACATCATTCGGAGTGAATATGCCGGTAATGAGCTGTAAACCGCAGTATACCGCCGTAGAAGAGTTTATTCTGGAATTTTACTTCACCTGGCGCAAAACCTGTAAGGTAACAGGTGCGGACTGCACCGTTCAACGTTGGGTCTGCAAGGACAGCGTCAACAACGTCGCCCATAACTTTGATTACCTCTTCAAACCAGTCGTTTGGTTCAGATTCACGCACAACAACAATAACGGAAAAAGCTGGAGCAACGTCAACGCTGTGTGCAACCGTAGAAGGCGACACGTCGGCGGGTTCAGGATTCACCACAGCCATCGGCAAAGCTGATAACCGTAACACTTCACCGACAACCACACTCCGGATAGACGTTTTAGCTTCCAGTACTGTCTTCAAATTATCAAACACTGTTTTATATCCAGTATAAAACCCCATGCTTACACTTCCTCATACCATGTTTCAGCAAAGATGCTTTCGACGTTGCCCCGGGTCCGCTCTGCCGCTCTTTGCAAATACGGGTTCGGACGTGTCCCCGGATGATGTACTATTTTAGCGAAACGCGTGACGCGGACACTGTGAACAATTCCCGAGTCAACCTCAAAGGCGAGGCAAGACCTGCGGATTGGCCTGATTACGTGCGGACGTGTACCTTTTGAGACGAAAACAGCGTGAGGCGCAGAAGCGGACACAAACGCTTGGTTACCTTGAACGCCACACCGTAAAGACGCCCTTAAGTCACCAGTAGCAAACGGGGCGTACTGGTAAGCGAGGCGGTAAGCGTACATTGCTGTTTTCATTAAGAATTTTTGACGAAGCGGCCCGCTAAGTTTACGCGCCACCTCATCAAACTGCAGCCCCGAAGTGCCAACATAAACGCTTATCACGCAGAAAACGCCCCTTTAATGTAGCCGCCGTATAAACGGGGCAAGTTGCTGCTTAAGTTGCAGAGTAAAAGCGTCAGGCAACGCAACTTTAACACTCCAATCGTCAACACGGACAACGGGGTTGACCTTTCGCTGTATGATAATATGCAAAATGTTTGCTGCAAGGTCTAACGTGGCAGCCTTTATTGTGTCAGGCGTCTGGGTGAAGCCGGCAATGTAGGATACTCGGACGCCGTTAACTTCTCGAGCCGGCAAGCAATTAACAAGATGCAGCAGCCCAATACTTAACTGCGGAATGTAATCTTCTGCGGCGAGTTCACGCCAGCTTGACAAAAACCCAGGCGGGGAAATGTTCACTTCAACCTTTGAGATTTCAAGGACTGGGCGGTTTTTTAAGTCCACAATTACGCCTATAACATCGCAAAGTTCATCGGTGACTGTGAAGCCGCCGTCTTCAAAGAAGCCTTTTGGAACCCGGCAATAGCCTTCAACACGCGATTGCGCCTGTGCAATTACTTTGTCAAGGAAATTGTCAAAGTCGCCGTCATTGTCAAACCCGAAGTCTTTAAGGACAACTTGACTTTGCTGTTTAAGCTCTTCTTTTGTAACGTAAACCATACGTTTCGCCTTTACCCAATTCGGCTAATTGGCAAGGCACTCGGCGACGGCGAGAACCTTCTTAAGCAAGAAGCCTTTAACCCGCTTAAAACGGCGATTTTTAAGAACCCCAAGAAAATAGGTTTCTACAGGCTCAACCGCGCTGATTTTGCCTTTTTCTAAAGCACGGTAACGGCAAGCAAACAGGCAAGTCAAATGCCACCGCCTAAGACGAAAACCACAGTACCTAACACATTTTGGGCCAAACCAGCAGGACAAAGGCGCGTCAAGTTTAGGCGCCAAAACAGTAACTTGGAAAGCTTCACCTTTCCGGTTGATAGCAATAACAAAATTAGAATCAAGATTCAAAACAGTCTTTAAACCCTGTACGGCTTCAGCTTCAAACACAGCCGGAGACATAACAGAATAATCAACAGGTTTACTCATAACATACGCCAAAATATTCGGCGATTAACATTGAGGGTATATCTGGGCTCCTTCATTTCCTTCATTTCCTTCATTATCTTCATTTCCTTCGTATAAATTGTGAAGCTAACGAAATTGAATTTTTATTATTTAACGATTCATAAGAAAAGCAGTGTCTACCGATTAGTTACGCCACATTTTTGTAAAACTTAAACATAAATGCTGTACGATTTTACATTCCTTTAAAAAAAGGAAGGTGTGGTTATGTTATTTTGTAATTCCAAGGAATACAAAAACTGCTCCGACTACTAACACAATAGCGGCAATTATGTACAGTATTAAAGTGTCACTTACTACAGTTATGAAGTCAGATTGGTCGGGAAATTGTTCAATTGCGTTGCCGAACCCAAAAAATACTATTAATATTGCTGCAATTACCGCTACAACACCTAATATAATTGGGAGATAACTAACTGCTTTGTTATTCATTATTTGCCCCAATAGAGCATATTAGGGGGAACTCTTTTTAAATTTTACCTAATTATGATGCATATAAGTTTCAAATAATACTTCATACAGATAAGTTCAGGGGGATGAGAAAAATTTATACCTAAAAATTACAATATTGGTTTTGAGGGGAAAAGTGTGGAAGAATTTGATTTTGAAGTGTATAAGATGGCTCGGTTTTTAAAAGAATTTAACGAAGGTCTACTGCGGGAAGCGGCCGAAGAAAAAGGCTTAAAGGAAGTGCCAGAGGTAAACTTTGAAGACCTATACACAATCCTTATGGCAGTCCGCTCATGGACCGATGACGAAGAAGAATATGACGAGTATGAAGAAGATTACAAAGAGTACAAATATTATGTACACAAGGACGGCAGAAAAGAAAGGATAAACTTGTTACTTAACCTCACTGAGGCTTCTTCAACACCAGAAGAGGAAGAAGAAAAAGACGGAACTTACGAAGCAAATGAAGGAAATGAAGCAAATGAAGCAAATGAAGATGTTTAGGGTGCCCGCCTGCTTCAGTTGAGAAAATAAAAAAGAAAGGGAAATTGTTCAGGTGTTTAGGAAGCTGGGGTTATTTTGCATACGCTGTTTGCTACAGCTCCGATTGCTCCGCCTTCCATGCTTGTGACGATTGTGTTTGCTTTTTTGAGCGGTTCGCGGTAAAGCTCAACCATTGGCTCGGTTGTGAGGTAGGACCAAATTACTGAGCGTCCTTTCTTTCCGACTACCGCGAGGACGTTATCGTCGCTTGTGGTTACGAAGTAGGGGTCTTGGTACCATTGCAAGCCGAGAGCGTTAGGTATTTTGCCGTTAACGAGCATATCGCTTAAAGCGCCGCTAAACTGTGTTACCGCGTAGTTGGTTGTGAAGGCGCTCCAAAGTCCAGCGGGGCTTGTCACAATAAAGTCGCTCATTTCGCCTTTCTGCGCGTTGGCTTCGATTGCGTCGGCTACTTCCTGCATGGTTAACGTGGAGCCTGACGCGGCGCTTTTACTGTTGCCGGCTACTGTGATTAATGCGCCGACAATTTTGTCAAAGATGCCGCAGCGAATGGCTTGTCCATCTACTTCGCCGATTCCCTGCACGAAGTCAATTGCGGAAGTGTTGGCAAGTAAGTCGCTAATCAGGGTGCCTTTAGGTCCAAAGGTTTTGAGGGTTGCAGTTGCCTTAGTTAGTGAAGGGTCAGCGGTTTCAATTGCTTCTCCTTCGGTCCAGTCCTGGTAAGTTTTGGAGCCGAAAAGTTGGGTTGTTGAGGTTTTGCCGGTTCCAGGCGCGATTGGTTTTAGCAATGCAAAGTCGCGTGCGTCAACCCAGCTACTAATGGTGATTAATGCCTGCGCTTGAACCATTGAGGGCAATGCGATGTTAGTTGTGCTTGTCAAAAGTTCTTTTAAGGTCTTGCGGGCGATTTCGCTTTCCGCAAAGTTTTGCAAACTTTCTCGGGCTTCTTGAAGAGTTTTCATAGTTTCACTTTCTACTTTTTGTGTTCCCGCCATTTTTCCGCCTTTAACCGGGCGAGGCTTAGCGGGTGCTGCCCGTTTCGGTTTTTTCAACAAAAAAATGGGTTATTTTGAACGGTTAGGCTTTGAGATTGCTTCAAAGACTTCCATGTTGGCGATGGCGACAGCTTCCGCGCGTGTGGCGCCTTCCTTTATGAGTTGCTCGATGCGTCGACGGTGTCCTTCGGCGGTTAAGACGTCAATTTCTTCAAGTGTTGACTCTTTAGCTTCCTGGGCAGGCTGCGTGTCGAGTGCTGATGTAGCCGCGGGGGGTTCCAGTGACGGGGAAGCAGTGTCAGTTTTGTCGGCGTCGGATTCGGGGTTCTCTTTGGGTTTTTCTTCCGGCTTGGGTTCAGGTTCAGATGTATGTTTGTTGACTTGTGCATCTAACGTGGCAACTTTGGTTTTTAGGTCCGCGTAGTCTCGGGCGAAGTCAACTTCTTTACTTGTCATTTCTTGGATTTTTGCTTCAAGTTTGGTGACTTGTTCAAGTAACTCTTTTTTGAAGACCTCAAAGGCTTCGTTTGGGTTCTTTGACTCGCCGGATTCGTCGTCTTTTTTGGATTCTTCAGGTTTCTTTTTGCTTTCGGGGCAATCTTTGTTTGTGCAAACTCCGTTTTCGTCAAGCGGAGCGCCGCATTTAGGGCAAGTTGCTTCTTTTGTTTCCTTTTTGTCTTTCATTTTATCCCCTTGTGGGCTGTTGCTGTCCGTTTCGGTTTTTTCCGCCGCGTATGCTTCGACAAGTTTTTCAACTGGCAAAATCCGGGTTAACGGTACACCGGGCAAAACATCTTTAGTGAGCCAACCAAGACCTGTAAAAAGTAAACCGTTTATTTTGACGCCTTCGCCGGATGGGTCCACGCCTCGAGTTGAGCCGGCTTCAATGCTAACGTGCACGATGCCGTGTTCTTCTACTTCGGCGTTGTCAATTAAATCGCATAAACGACCATATTGACACGCGGCGTTTTTCGGGACCCGGGCAAGCAACTCGACAATGTCGTCTTCGAATTGGGCGTCAACGATTTCAATGTCAAGAAATTCGTCGGTGTGATTAAGGTTATTTGCTTTACCTATCATAGTGCGGGTTGCTGCGGCAAGTTCCTCACGAGTGTAAGTGTTGCCATTCATAGAAGTCAAAGGGAATAAGGCTTCAACCTTGTAGTATTTGGCGGCTTCGTCTTCGCGAATATATGTGATGTGGGGTTCTATCCAACTGAACCGTTCTGCACGACGTTGGCTTTGCCCGTAAGGCTTAGTCTCGTCAAGGTTAAGTTTACTGAGCCAATCACGATAGGCAGCTTCCCCTTCCGGGTTCGGCGCCGGGTTTTTACCGTAACGCACCATAAAGGCGCGGTAAATCTTTTCAAAGTCAGGATGTCTCATGCTTTTCACCCATTCGGGCTGCTTGAAACATTCGGAGTTAACACGCTACTTTTGAAGCTCCCACAACACCAGCATACAACGACAGTTAGGATGAGTCATAGGCAACCAGACCTCGCCTGAAATCTTAACGAGGTACTTAAAACGGCGATATATCTCACGCCGAGTCATAAGCAAACCGTCGAGTTTCATACAAGCCTTACAAGTACGGTCGTCAACCACGGCTATGTACTTAAAGAACTGTTGCTCTTCAAAAAGTAAGAGGAACTCAGCAACAGTGAAGACTTCGCCAGTCATGGAGGCAACACGTCAAAAGTGAAAACTTTTTTATCCGCCAAATTTCCAGGCTCATAAGTTGCAGAGACCTCAATTTTCCATTGCCCCGACGGCGCTTCATCTTCCAGATTGTACCTGAAAACGTAAACACCCGTTGACTCCTTAGAAAGATCACTGAGAGTTTGAGTAGTAACTACAGAGCCAGCGGGCGTTTTAACTTTAACAGTTACAGTTGAAGGGTCATAGACCTGCCTGTTTTCATCTTTAAACGTAAACCGGCGAGCAAGAGTTGTGCCCGGATAAAGAGGCTTAGTCAATATTATCACACTCAATATCAATCGGTGTTAAAGCCTCCTCCTCAACATCCAAGCTGACCTCTTCAACTTCAACGTCAAGTTCAACAGCTTCATCTTCTATGACGGGAGCAGCTTCGCCAACTTCAATATAACTCAAATCAAAGACGTCAAAGCCAATAATCAGTTTAAGACGGTACAGTCCGGAAGATACAACTTCAGCAAGGTACACTTCGTCAGAAAGCTGCAAAACCTTATTCACTGCGAAACCGTCAAACAGGCAGACCCCGTCTAAGACCTGCTTAACTTTAAACGGAACCGTTACAGGGTCGAATAGGCAAATATTCTCATTTACATGGAGCTGTTTAAGGAACAATGCAACGTCCTGCAAGGTTGCAGAGTCAAAAACTCGCAGTGCTTTAAACGCGGCAACCGCTTCAGCGACGACAACCACGTCTTCAAATGCAAGATGCTTATTACGAAACACACCGTCAGCGACACCTACAGCGTCAGCGATGAAAAGTTCAAGGCGTATACGGGTTTTCTCAACAAAGTCTGCAACGTATGCTGCGTCAGGCACATTGAAGAAGCGAGTCAACTTGAGCAACTCGGCAAATGTGACAACGTCAGTTAAACTTAATGTCTTATTCACCTGTGAAGCGTCAACTGCGCCGACGTGTTCTGAGAAGAACAATTTTTTGTCAGCTAACAAGCCGTCAACTAAAGCCACCGCGTCGTTGAAAGCTAAGACTTTGTTACGGACTAACGAGTCGACAACTGAGGCGGCTTCGTAAATGGCAATTAACCGTCCTCGCAGTGCCTCGTCGAAAGCGAAAACTTCGTCAACCAATGAAACATCTTTGTTTCGCAGTACCGCGTCAGCTACCTGTGCAATGTCTACAATCGTCAAATTCTTGCTTGACCGCAAAAATTCAGCTAACACAACAACGTCTGCGACCTTAACCGCCTTGCCAAGACGTAAATATTCAGTTAACACTGCAGCTTCTACAACTTGAAGCAATTTGCCCAGACCCAAAGCTTCAGCTAAAACAGCTTCGTCTACAACTTTCAAGGACTTATCAACGGTAGACGGTGAATCAATAACTGCCGCTACATCAGAGACAGCAAAACGTTTGCCTCGACTTATAGAGTCAACTACTTCAGCTAAATCTGTTACCGTAAAATCCTTGTTAACTGCTGCTTTGTCAGTTAAATTTGCGGCTTCGCCGAGAAACAGGTTTTTGCTGCAAGCGAACGCTTCAATCAACTCTACAAAGTCAGCTACATTTATCGATTTAACCACGTTGAAGCCGTCAATTAACGTTGCCACTTCAGCTATTAAGAAAGACTTATTCGCCTTCACGGATTCAGCAAATGCTACAAGGTCTGAAACTTGAATTGCCTTACCAAGTTTTAAAGAGTCACTTGCTGACAATAAGTCAGTTACCGGAAGCATACGGGTTGAACGTTTAAAGTTGTCAACTGCGAAAGCAAAGTCCGCGACCGTAAACGACTTGTTTGCAGTTAAAACTTCAATGGCGGACGCTAAGTCTTCAACTTTTAGGTTTTTCTTTAAGGTCAATGATTCAGCAATTAAGACAAGGTCAGATAACGCAAATTTCCGGTTGGAACGCAGAAAGCCATCAAATACAGCCACAGCTTCATTTACAGACAAAGACTTATCGGATTTCAAGGCTTCAACCGTTGAAATAAGCTCAGATAAGGCGAACTGCCTCTGTTGACGCCCAAAACTATCAACGGAACCTACAGCGTCTGTTATGCCAAAAGACTTATTCCGCTTTGGCTCCGCATCAAGCATAGACACAGAATCGGACACGTTAACGTATGAGATTGCAACTTCAAAAGCGACACTTATCGTGTGGTTAGCATCTATACTGGTAAATGTGTATGAGGGGACGGCGCCTTGGCTTACGCCGTCAACCACTACGTCGTGGACTTTGTAGCCACTGTCAGGCGTAAAAGAAAAGGTTTGGTCGTTCCCTGCTGGAACCTGAACGTACCCGCTTGGATTAATTGACCCGTTAGGTCCAGCCGACGCGACCACGCACGCAGGCAACTTGACAAACGCGTGACGCGCATAATAGGTTGTAGTTAAATACAGCACAGCTAAAAACAGTTTATCAGTCCAGTAGTCAGCGTTGAATTTGCTTGCCCCAATGGTGTATGATGTGTCTGTGTCAAAATGTACAGTGCCGCCCCATACGCCGCCGACGCAAGGCTTATAGTAGATGGCGTTTGCAGTCGGCTTGTTCGCCCAAGAAACGTATAGGTTTCCGTTTTCAGGGTCGATGGTTAACGCGCAAGCAGGCGCATTGCCGGTCCAGCTTTGAATCTGAACAAGCGAACCAAACGTTCCAGTTGACGCGTCAAAGCTTTGGCAGTAAATGTATGATGCTCCAGTGAACGCGAAGTACACGGCGTCGCCGTAGGTTACAGCGGAAAAGTAGCCTTGACTGACAAGAGCTGTTGACGTGGTGTAAGCGTTTGTCCAGCTTGAACCGTTAAAAACGTAAATGTTCAAGTAAGGCGAACTGTTTGCCGAGGGAGTAACCAGCACCATTTTTCCTGCCGTTAAAGGTAAAATGCAGCCGTAATAAGACGATTCAGTTGCTACAGTAGCGGAGTAGCTTGTAGTTCCCCAGGTGCCGTCTGTGTTACCTGACCTAAACACTTTCTTGGTGAATGTCGAAAAATTGCTTGTTTCCGACACAGCCAACCACACATGACCCGTAGAATCTGTGGTGACGTTTACAAATCCGACGGTGACACTTGACTGGTACGCGGTAACCGTGCCGGCTGTCCACGTTATTGACCCATCACTTGCAGGAGTAAAGCTTCGATAATACACGTTTGAACCAGAGGAAACAGCAATATGCGCTTTTACTCCGTCAAAGAACACTGCTGCATTCGCAGAAACAGAATAGTAACTGTCAACATACGTCCAAGTTACGCCGTCACTGCTTGTGTATATGCCCTGTGTAGACCCGATTTTTACAACAACCCAAAAACGGTCTGCAGCGCGAAAACTATTACGTGACGAAGCATCATTCCAAGATGCAGACCCCGTAGTGTAAACAATGCTTGGGTCAACATCAAAGTCGGCTGCTAACTCTAAAACAAGCTTGTTCCCGGCTAAGTCAAAAGAGACGCCGGAGCAGCAAGCGCCCGTCTTTATGTCGCTCCAGTCAAAGCCAAACCCTCCAAAAGACACCTTTTTACTGTTAACAACCGCCTTAGTTACAGCATAAAATGGCAACCGCAATGTAGTAGCATGAGGCAAATGGCCGGTCAAAGTAACTTTCACGCGGTCAACATACGCTTTAAAATCGTAAGTAACAACAACATAGTAATCCTGTTTACCCGCCTTTACTGCGTATTTAACGGCAACTTGCCCCAAATCTTCATCTCTATATAACGAGGCAGAAGACGAATACCCAGTTAACTCACCTGGGTCAATAACGAAAGCTTCACCATTTGGACTTGAAACAGTGACCGCGCCATCCAAAGTAAACACGTGATAATGAGGCGTAACAAATGTCAATCCGCCCACATTAGCAAAGACCTGTTTTTCAACAACAAAAGCTTCATACACCTGCTTAAGAACCAAAGACTTCACCTAATCAATACTTTAGGCGAAAAACCAGAGCCAATAAAACGGCAAACAACATAAAAAAGAAACGGAAACGGAAACGGAAAAAGAAAGAGAAGGTGGGTTTAGCTGAAGGTGATTGATACTTGGATAACCCAGGTTTCGCCGTTTACTTTTGTGCCTTTGTCAACAACTTTACGGTTAAGATTCTTCGCTGTGTCACTTGAACCGTTAGCTACCGAGTACTCTCGCCAGTTATAGTTAGCTTCACTGGAGCCAAATGTTGCTTGGAAAGTTACTGTTTGGCCGCTGCGTTGAGGGTAACCTGAATCCATTGCTTTATAGAGCTTGTTTGTTCCGACAAGACCGGTTTGTGTTGCAACTTCAGAGGTGATGCCGTCGCCAACTCCGATGCGGGCGTTAGCGTTGCTAAACGCTGTGGGAGTTCCAAGACCGCAGGCAAGGTCAATGACTTCTTGCAGTCCTTCATTTAACGCGAGGTTGCCTTCGATGACTTCAACGCCGCGGTACAAGTCAGGAAACATCTTTTTAACTTGCTCAACAGGCACACCGTCACGGGTCAACTGAGCAACGCATCCGCCGGGGTCGCTGAATTTTGATATTGTCCAAACACTGCGCCAACTTACATTTTCACTAATCATTATTTTTGTCACCCAAAGAGGGTTTGCTGTAGCCTTCGGTGTTTTCTTCCACGCCGCTGTTTTGGTCACCGGTGAGTTTCTTTAATGCTTTAATGCGGAGTTCACGTTCTTCATCTGGCTCCTGTGCGGGCCCGCCGTTGCCGGGCGGCGCAAGGCTACCGGTCATTACTATTCCGACGCGGTCTTCATCGTTGTAGCCAAGCCTACGGGCAGCGGCTTCTGGGCTAATGATGCCGTGTTCAATTTCTTGGCATAACCGCGCGGACAGGGCGTTCTTGTCATCTTCTTTAAGCGGCTTCCAGATAACTTCAACAGTTTTTAAAGAGTCATTAAGCTGGAAGACTTCGTCTTCAAAGAAGGCTTTAAGTTCGCTGTGGTACTCGCGGATTTCCGGTTCAAGGGTGCGTTCTTGGTACTCGGCGGTTGCTTGAGTTGTGGTGCCGCCGACTCCGAGGTCCACGTCGTTAACGCCTAACCCCGCGATTAAGTTACGTTCAAAATGTGCGAGAACCGGCTCAACCATCTGGCGGCTGTTACCAATGTTCTTGTATACTTCTTCTATCCCAAGTATTGAGCCGTCGTTGTAGATGTCAGCGCCTTCCGGCCGGTTCTCAATCTCTGTTTTTAATCGTTGGAACTCTTCAGGGCTAATGGTGTTCTCGTTAAGGTCGCCGAGGTCAATTTTTAAGAGCGGTTGGCTTAGTCGTCGGGCAAGCCAAGGAAGCTTCTTTTCAATATACAAGATGGCTTTGATTGTCGGCAAGATGTTTTTTAGCGATGACGTGCCGAAAGGTTCACAGGGGTCAGAGTTGAATTTTAAATGTAAAACGTCTTTGGGGTCAAAGGTGTCTTGTACAGTTGTTGACCCAGGCTTAAACGTAACATAACTCAATATGGTGACTTTGTCAGAGTCAAGTTTAACGCCTACGTTAAGGGGATTAAGCGGTTTAATCGCCTGTTTGCCATCTTTGCCTTTAATGACTCGCCAATACATATTGCCGAGGATAAGCGCCTTGCGGGTTCCAGACTTAATCGTCTTCTTCTTATCAATCTCTTTCAGAAACCGGTCAACTGCTTCTTTAACTGTGTCGTCTCCTTGGACTTCAAAGTCTTCTTGCCAGATCATGCTTTGCTTGCGGTTAATGGCGCGTCTTACTTTAGGAATGTACTCGGCGGCGTCAAGGTAATCTTGGTAATCGTTAAAATCAGGAGGCACCGTAACCCCGGATGCAACAGTCCAAGTGCGGATCTTCACCATCTGGTTAAGGTTCGCCTTGTTCGCGTCTGCCTCAATTAACTTTGCTGACTCAAGAATTCCGCGGATATGAGTTTCAGCAGTATATTCGCTGTCTCCGCTGGGTTGCCTTCCAGGCGCAGGATGGGTAGATGCAACAAGGTAACACATTTGCTCTTTGTTTCCGCCGAACCCGAGCAGTCCAGGGCGAGGTATAGTTTTGCGGCGTCTAAACGGGTTTCTAATTTCAATAATCATCTCTTGTTTACTCTCCATTTGTTCGCGTTTATGTCGTAGATGTAAGCCGCCGATTTGATGCGGGAAGCAACCTGCTTCATGTACAAGGTGCCGGCTTGGATTTGGTCGGGCGTGTAGAAAACGTGGAATAGCCGGGTTGAGCGTTCAAGCGAGGAACAGTCGGCAACGCCGTAAGGCATCAACGGGTAAGCGCGGCAAAGCAGAGGACGCCAACGATAAATCGTGCAATGCTGCCCGCCAGCGCGGCTTGCCCCAGCATCATAGAAGGGGCACTTGTCATCGCTAAACTGCCAAGTCGTCACGTTACCAGCAAAATCTTTTGTTAACGGGTAAAAATGGACCTGTACAGCTCGACGGCTCGCAAGGATTTCAAGACGCATTTTTTCTTCCGACGTGACGGCAGCGCCGAAACGTTTACCAAACAACCGTTGGCAACAACCGCCACAGCCAACACACCTGTATTCAAGCTTAAGACCAAGCTTAGGAAACTCAAGCATAACAATCGAACAATTCGGCAAAAACCCCAAAATGGAAAAAAGTAGAGAAAAATGAAAAATACAAAATTAGATAAAAAACAATTTCATCTTGGCCGCCTAAAGATAGATAGTGCTCTAATTGATATTTTTAATTATTATAGCAGTGATATTTTTTGGAACTTTATTGCTTTTTCTTGAACCATTTTTCGATATAAATTTGTTTGTTTTCAAAATTGTCATTTATAAAATTTCTTAAATCTATTTCTGCAATCTTGGCTCGCAAATATTCTGAAATTTTCTCGTCTGGAATGGAAAGTAACTCAGAAGTATAGCCAACTTTTCGCTTTAATTCATCTGCCAATATTTTATGTCTCTTATCTACACTAACATTAGATAAAGACACATTATACCATCTGTATAACCGATTTTTTGATTGCCATTCATTAATAAGAGTATAAGATGGTTTTTTATGTTTGACTCTAACCATGATTTATTTAATAGGTATTCATGAATAAATTAGTATTCGAATAATAAGAAAAAAATTTAAAATGTAAAAAAACAACACAGAATTTGTTCAGTTATTATTGAGACATCTTTTTTGATTAGTCTTAACCATTAAATAGTTTTTATTACGGGCTTTAACCGGGTTCGAGGTCAACCGCTTTGTTTTCGGCTTGGTTGAGTATGTAGCGCATTGCCGTTATGGCTCCTTTGCTCCAGTTTTTGCGTCGCTGCATTTGTGTAATGATCCAGTGCTCGCCTTTGTAGACTTTAACGGTGTATTCTGGTGTGTAGGTGATGTGGTGTTCTTGTATGACGAGGGAGTTGCCTTTACGTTGGCATCGGCGTCGTCTTCTTCGTTGTCGTTTTCGGAAGTGTTGTTCGGTCGGTTTTTTAATCGATTTTTCCAAAGCTGATCAGCCCTAATGCTCGGCGTTTTTGTATGAGTTTGGCGTAGGCGAGGCTTGTGGTGTCGACTTGGTCGTCGTGTGCTCCGGCGGGGAAGGCTTCGAGTTCGTTTAAGTAATCACTGTTCCAGTATCCTCTTACTAAGAAGACGTTGCCGGATTCGGCGAGGGACGCGACGGGTGCGGCTCGGGTTTCTTTGTCGCCGGTTGGGTGTTCACCGCGTACGGTGTAGCCGCGTAGGACTTCGCGGACGTAATAATCAAAGCTGATTTTCCCTGAGGAGCCGCCTTCAATTTCGAGGAATACCTCGACTTGTGGTCCGTCGCGTTCAGCAGTTAAGCTGATGAGGTCTTCAACCTGTTTAGGTGTACCCCGTCTTCTTACGACGTCTATTATGTAGAGTTGGCCTTTGTGGGCGGTTGCAAGTAAGCCGACGGCGTAGTCGGGGTCTTTGTTTGCTGTTGGCGCGGTGGCGGCGAGGTCCCATACTCGGATGCGGGCGGTGTTTTTAGGTACAGTCTCAGGGTAAACGTAACGGAACCATTCGGGTTTGAAGAAGCCGCCGTTTACTGACGCTACCCAGACGCCGTCGAGTAACTGTTTGCGTTGTAGGGGTGGGAGGTTGGCGAGGGCTTTTAGGTAGTTCTCTTGGTCAAGGTAGGGGTTGTCGACGAGTCGGGCGGGTATGAAGACGCGGCTGCGGCTTGGAGCCTGAATTGGTCCGCCGCATTTACTGCACGTTGTGACGGGGTGGTCGTAGACGGCTTGGCAGTTACTGTTTAGGCATTGGTGGGCTACGAATCTTTGGAATACCCATTCATGGCCGACGCCGCCTGGGTTGCTTGCTGATCTTACCCGCAACGGCACATAAACTGCTTGCAGGCGTCTTAAACGGCTAAGCAGGTAGGTGTACTGGAACTCGGTGAACTGTGTAAGTTCATCAAATCCTATGAATTGGTATTCTGCTGATTGGTGGTGGTAGACGTCGCGGTCGTTTTCTAAGAATCCGAAGACTAAGCGGGCGCCCGAGGGAAAAGTCCAGGTGTGGTTTACTCCGTCCCAACGGGCGGGGGAGCCGTCGAGCCATTCGTGGCTGCGGCTGATTAAGGCGCCGGGCTTGTTAAGGTCTGAGTATGACCGGCGGAAGATTATCGCGTTGTAACCTGGCACGTCAACGTACTGTAACGCCGCCATTAGCAAAGCGTCGGATTTGCCTCCGCCGGCTGCCCCGCCATACAAGACTTCGAATTCGACGGCGTTTAGAAAAAGAATCTGCCGGTCAGTTGGACCTGACTTGCCCGTCACCGGATGCGGACGCCTTGGAATCCACTGGTTCAACACGACTGTTTTGAGGTAGATTTGCCTCAACACCCGCCGGGCTTCCACCGTTTCCTTCGGTGTTGTTTGCCAAGTTGAAAATTCGGTCATAATCCTTTAATGCCTCAAGCAATTCGGCGTCAACTTTAACTCTGACATCGCTTGTCGCAGTCACTTCTTTTTTGACGTCTACTTTGGCGGCGGTTAGCTTGATTTTCAGCCGGGTTAACGCGTCAAGCACCTTCTCAGGGTTCTCTTCTTCCAGTTTGCCGATGAGGTTCCAGAATTTGCGGTCGACTTTGATGGGTTCTTCGCTTTCTTTCCATTCATAGAAGTATTTGTAGCCGGTGACGCGGTCAATGCCGACTTTAGCGCAAGCCTTAGAAAAATTCAAGCCTTCAACGAATACGGCGCGAATTAAAGCGTCTTTTCGCTGTTGACGCTGTATTTGGGCGGGAGTTAACGGTTTAGCCTCGGAATCAGCAGTATTTGTAGAGTTTTGTTGAGTTCTCGATGGGGCTTTCGGTATAGGTTTTAAGCCGAGGCACTGTTCAAGGCTATATTCTTCGGTCATGTTGTTCCCTTGTTGAATAGTATCTTGATTGCTTCGGCGAAAAGTGAAACGGCGCCTGTGATTAGGGTGGTTATGACGAGTGCACGTTCTTTGCCGGAAAGGTTTCGTTGATGGGTGTCTTGTTTTAGTTGGTTGAAGCAGGATTTGAGGGTTAACTGGTCTTTTTTTATGTCTTCAATTGATTTGTATATGTGGACAAGGTGGTTGTCTCGGATTTTTTCCACTGCTTCTTTGATTTCGTTTACGGCTTCTTTGATGTATTGGACTTCAACTTCGATTCGGACGAGTCTTTCTCCGACTGTGTTTTGGCTCATAACTGCGCCTCGTTTGTAATTATCGGCGAAAAATTCTGCATCGCCTGATTACCAAAAATTTTAAATCTTCATTGCTAAGTAGGTTGGTTTCTAATTGTTGTTGATAAAAATGGGTGAAACAGACTGGTTAGATGAAGTTATTGATAATATTTCACAAGCAGCTACTCTTAGTGATGAAATGTTTGATGCGAGTTATGTTGAAAAAGAAGATGATCCTATTGAAAGACTTGCATCTGTTTTTCCAAAAATGAGGGAATTTGTTGATTTGCTTGGGGAATTCCAAGATAGGTGGTTCGATTCAAGATATAAGGGAAAAAATGCGGTTTACTGTAAAAATGAAGACCCAGTTGATATTAAGCTTTTGAATACTAAAAAAGTTGATTTTGAACAGATGAAAAAAGTTATGGAGAGGAAAAAATATTGCTTTTTGTTTATAAATATGCTGAAACGCATGGATTTTTCTATTATTGAATATGTCGCTTCATGTAAGCAGGTTAATTTTAAGGTAGGCGAAGAAAAAGCTGATATTGTTAGAAAAATGATACAGTTGCAGATAGATCTTCTGAAAAATGAATATGATGATTTGAAGATGCAACTTGAAAATGTTGATTTATTTTATCCGAATGTTAATCTTTCTAAAACATTGTGGATTGCGTCGTTGTCGCTTGTTTTTTCGGGTTTAGCTGTTTTAGTAGCTGTGTTTAAGCCTTGATTGTTGTTTGTTTCGGCTTAAAAAAACTGTAAGTTCGGGGCATGGTGTTTGGCACACGTTTAATGTGCAGTCTGTGAAGCCGTATGGACAAAAAGAAGGAGGGCGGTAACGAATGTTGTTTAGTGGGATGCGGTGCACCAACCGTCACAGCGTAGGTCTTTGCCTCTGCACCAATCGCGGGTTTTGTCGTAGAATATGCAGTTGTGGCGTTTATTTCGGTCTTTCATGATTTCACCTGTTTTTTCATGTTGTTTTAACGGGTCATTTTATTCGCCCATTTCTCGGGGTTTTTCGGCGTGGTAGTGGTATTCGTCGAAGTGTGTGGTCCATCCGCAGAGTTCGCAGAATACGTGGACGCCGTCGCTTACTTGGTAATGGTATGTGAGGGCTTGGCGTTGGTGTCGGGGGCATTGGGCGCGGCTTATGCGGGCTTGTTTGCCGACGTCGAACATACAGATTCGCATGGCTTGGTGTAGTTGGGCTTCTGTTAATCGTTCAGCGGGTCGTCCGCATTTTTTGATGAGTATGTGGGCGTGTTTGCGTTTGTATTCGTGTATTGGTTGAGGTTTTTTGTCGGGTAAAAGGAAGGTTTGGGCTTGTACTGTGGCGGTCATTGTCGGATACGGCTCCTTTGTTTTGCTTCGTCTTCGTCGCATTCTTGTCGGTATTGGCAGAATCGGCATTCCCACGGGTCTGGGGTTGACGTGGTTTTGGTTGGTAGTTTGCCGGTTTGTTTCCATTTGTATAGTGCGGCGGCGCGTTCTTCAAGCCAGTTGATGTTTTCTAATAGTAGATTTTCGGTTACGTCGACGGGGAACTGTAGGTATGTTGAGCCGTCGAAGTAGTCTATTCTGCCGCGGGTTTGTGCGTTGCAGTAGCAGTAGAAGCGTATTTGTCGGATGTAGTGTATGCTTGGTCCTTCTTTTTTGACGAAGTATAGGTTTTTTGGGGATTTTAGGTCGACTATGGTGGGTGTGTCGGGGTTGGTGTCGTCGAGGAAGTCGAATTTGCCGTTTATGCAGATTGGTACGTTTCGGCATCGGTGGGTGCAGCGGATTTGGTTGAAGTGGAATTCGGCTGTGAAGTCTTGGTCCCATTTGTTGCCTCTGTAGAAGTTGTTTGCTGTGTCGAGGTCGACGGGTCGTTTTCCGTAGACGCGTTTTAGGCAGGTTTTTTTGAGGCAGTATAATAGTTCGGTTACGGCGAAGGTGTTTGGCATTGGTTCGTAGTCGTCTGGGTCGTTGGCTTGTTTGAGTATCTTTTCTTTTATCGGCTGGGGCATTTGTTCGAGGGTGGACATTAACAGAGCCTCCGGGTTTCTACTTCAAAAGTGACGGTGTCTTCTTTAATGCGGGGTGTGATTTCTGCTTCGAGGGCGCCGAGGACTGTTGGGCGGTAGGTTTTTTCTTCTACGTAGGATACGCGGTCTTTTACGTAACCCGCCAAAAACGAACCGGTGAAGGCGAAGTATTGTAGGTGGTCGCGGACGTTGAGTTTGCCGTCGATGTATAGGCTTGCTCGTTCGTCTACAAGTCCGAGTTGGTGGGTGTGTCCCATTAGGTACAGGTTAGCTTGTGGGGTTACGTTGGCGAGTTGGCTTATGCTGTTTATGGCGCCGGTTTTGGTTCTGGCGGCGGTGTGTCCGTGGGTGGCGAAGACGTCAAAGTCTGCGTTGTATTTGGTGAAGTGGAAGCGGATGTAGGCGGTTACGGTTAGGGATTCGACGTTAAGGCGTCTTGCGAGGTTGTATGTGTAGTGTTGGGCGTGGCGTTTCCAATGAATCAAGTCATGGTTGCCGTCCAGTAAGCCTACGCATTTGTGTGCGATGGGTGTGAATAGGTCTTCGCAGTAGTCGTATTGTTCCTGCGGGGTCTTCATGGCGGGGTCTATGTTGCGGTAGTCGAAGCGGGGGTCAGTGGGGATTACTGCGTCGCCGTAGTCGCCCATGCCGAGCCAAAGGTTTCTTTTCCGTTTGATGTGTTCGACGACGTTTTCAACCATGTCTTTGTTGCAGTTGGCGTGTCCGAAGTGTAGGTCGCCTATTGAGTCGAGAACTAACTTGTCGCCGGGCACGTCTATTTTTAGAACCTTCATTGACTATTTTCCCCTTGATTTCTCGACATTTTCGGCGAGAATGCGGAACACGTTCCGAGGATGTTTATGGTGACGCCTTTGTGTATGGTGCAGTGTCCGCTGTTGTTGTGTTGGCAGGGTGCGCGGCATTCACGGATTCCGGTTATTGTGTTGGAGTCTTCGACAGCGTGTTTGTATCCGTGGATTGTTGCGGCGTTGTAGAAGAAGCCGATGGTTTTGGTTAACCTTGTGATTTCTTCTTCGGAGGTGCCGGCGTATTTTAGGGCGGCGGTTATGGCGTTTTCTGTGTAGCGCCAATGGTCAGCGGCGAGCTTGGCAACTTGTTCAGTTGTTCTCGATTGAACAGCCATAGAATGTTGGCTCCATTGTTACGGTGGTGTTTTCTTGTTCGGGGCTGAAGAAGCTGGGTTTTGATGTGTTTTCAGGTTCAGGGTCAAGGTATAATTCGGCGGTGAATCCGTAGCGGACGCAGAGTTTTCGCAGTCTTACGGTGTCCCATAGGAAAGCTGTGTAGCCGCCTTTTCCGCTTCGCTTCTTTTTAAGTCCAAGACGGAGAATTATGCCGGCGACTTGTTTGCTTGTGAACTGTTCACGTTTTTCGCGGTCTTCGTTAAAGGTTGAAACTACATACTTTAAGGGTAACAAACCGGAGTCGACTTCGTTTTTACACCGTAGGATTGCTTTGAGGATTTCCGCTTCAATGCTTGTTGATTCGTCGTCTTTCTGTTCCTCATATACGACTTTTGCGTAGTCGATTATGTTGGCGAGTGCCGCCGGCTGGTCTGCGGCGACTGTTAAAAGCGGGATGAAAAGTTCTATGACGCGGCTGTTTTTCATTTCCGCAAAGTCAGCGGGCAAAATTATTTGGCGTTGTTGCTCGCCTGGGTTTGCAGTTGTGAAATCATCATAATCATAGTAGGAGGCGGGGGTGTAGACTGCTTCATTTGCTTCATTTCCTTCATTTGCTTCATTTCCTTCATTTGCTTCGTAAGTTGGGGTGTTTGTTGGGGTGCGTGGTATGTCTTGGGCGAGGGTTTCAAGTCGCCATCTTACGAGTCCGAAGCGGAGTTTTTCCGCGAAGGCTTTGTCTATGAAGAGGTTGAGGTCGCGGGTGTTTTTCGCCATTTTTATGACGATTGAGCGGCTTTCGAGGGTGTCGCGTAATGTGTTGGTTCCGGCGATTGCTTTGAAGCCGAAGACGCGGAAGGTTACGACGTCGCCGTGTTCTGAGTCGCCTTGGAATCTTTCGACGAATCCGGATTCGCGTTTGTAGCCGGCGTTTAGGCAAGCGATCACGTCCGCCATGTTTTCTTGGTTGTAGACTTCGGCTTCGTCGAGGAAGGGCAGTATGTTGTATTTTTCGATGGTGCGGAAGAGGGCGGCGGGTGTTGTGCTGATGCTGAATTTGGCGCGGTAACTTAGGTATTGGAGTGTTGCGAGGCTTCGGGTTTTGCCGGACGCTTTGGCTCCGAAGAAGAACACGTAGGGGGCGGTGTCCCATTTTTCAGGTATCCAGTTAGCGAACACCCAAGCGGTGAGGACGTCGTAGAGTTGCTCGTCGGGTAGGTCAATGTGTTGCCAAATGAACTGTTTGACGGCTTGCCAAAGGGCGGTTTTGTTGACCCTTTGCGGCGTCTGTGGTGTGGTGACTCGTTTTCGCCATTCGGCTTTGTAGGCGGCTTTTTGTTCGTCGGTCATTTGGTCGGCGGGTATACCTTCGTATGGTAGCGGGATATTTTTTGGGATGTAACGGGCAAGGGTCCATGTTGCCTTATTCTTTGGCAATGGGACGTATTGGACTAATTCGTCATTTATTCTTGTTGTGATATGGTTCACAATGTCCCAATCGTCGATTTCGGGTTTCCACACTATGAATTTTTGGTCGGCGAGTTGCTCAAATAGTAGGCGCTCGGTGGGGTCAAAGAATCCCGGGGTCAGGATTACTTTGATTTTTTCGTCGTCTAAAACTCCCATTTAGCTGTTCACCTCGTCGGTTTTGTGGTCGCAAAGTCGTTGTCGCTGGGCGAGGTCAACCGCGATTAAATGTTTGGTGTCGTCACATTGCCCGTATGGTTCATCTTCGGTGTAGATGAAACATTTATGTCCGAAGCATTTGCCCTTGTACTCAATTTCCGGGTAAGTTACGATGCTGTCGTTGGGTTTTGGCGTAAGCATTATATTGGATTTGACGCTGTTTGTTGTTGGGTCGCGGGACCTGTCGAACTCCATTAGGGGTTTGACGGCTTTGTCGGAGTTCACGGCTCCGACAAAGCCAAAATTACGTTTCACCATAAGATGCGTCTCCGGTGACTATTCGGGTTTAACGCTGATGTTTGGGCAGTGGAGTTTGTTGGCTGCGTCTCCAAGCCAGTCGCGGACGTAGTATTCGTCGGTGTTGTTGGCGAGGTGTTGGTTTAGTTCGTTGAGGAAGTCGCGGAGTGTATAGCCGGGGATGTTTTCGACTATGGTTTTACATTCGCGGGTTATTAATTCGGTGACGTATTCGATGTTTTTGTGGCGGAAGGTTTCAACGACTGCTAAGAAGTATAAGTGGTCATTATTGAATTTGCGGTTGAGCAGGTAATATTTGATTTCTTCAAGCATGAATTCGACGTCGGCGACTTCTTTCGCTAATTTATAGAGGCTCTTGTCGGGGTCTTTGGTTTTGCGGTCCATATGTAGTGCTGCGACGCTGAGTTCGGCGGCTTCTTCTGCGAGTTGGTGAATCTGCGCGGAGATTCCCCATAGTAGGCGGGATGCTTCAAAGATTTCAAGGCGGCTCATACTGTCAGCAGTCATAGTCTTCGAGTTCTCCTTATCTGTTCAAGTTCTTTTTCAATAGGTATGCCGGTCATTTCTGCAAGTCGTTCGAGTCGAATTTCTGCGACTTCCATATCATATTTACCGTCAACATATGGGTATATGCTTATAATAGCGCCATCGATTTCTTCTGCGACTGCATCATTTACAGATTCTCTGAATGACTCACAACACTTTTGCCGAGCTAAGTCTTGGCAAACAACACAAACAGGTGTATTCCATTCTTGCCCACCATAAACGAGTAAGGGTTTGCCGTCATTATCATATCCTAATTTGGTTAAGTCTTCGGCGGTGCGTCCACATATCCAGCATTGTGTCTTTGGTGGTGGATTTTCCATTATGGACAGTCTCCGTTTTCGATGCTTTTTAAGGCGGCTTTTACGGCGCGTTTGAATGTTTCGCGGTCTTTTTTGGTTAAGAAAGAAACGGTGACTTCAACATCGTGGGCGAAGGTACCGTCGTCAGAGTGTTCAGTTATGTTAAAATGTGCGTAACGCTTCGGCATATCATCAACTCCTATTGTTGGCGGTATATGCGGAAGTGGCTGTCTCTCCCGGCACTGATGTATTCTCCACGTTTGGCACGTATTATTTCTGCTACTTTTGCAAAATTTTCTGTGCCAAGGAACTGTTTAGGTTTAATCTGCACGTAGTCGCCTTTATCTTCAAATCCGAGCATTTTTTCAAGGCTTTCTGGAAAGGCTGTTTTTACGGTTTCAATAAATGCCCCTGGGGTTTTGCCGGATTTTACTGCGTTGGGGTTGTCAGGGTGTACTTCTCCGGGTGCAAATTTTGGCTGTGAATTTTGTTGTGGTGTTGAGTTATTTTTGATTAGTAAGGATAGTTTGATTATGGCGTCGTTGAGGGTTTCGCCTACTTTTATAAGGTCGTTTTCGGCGCGTTGAAGCTGTTCAGATATTGTGGCGAGTTTTGCTGTGTCCATGTGTTGTCACCAAAAGCGGAGTTTTCGGAGGCTTCTGCTGGCTTTGTGGGTTATTGTGTTTTTGCTTCTGTTGTCAATGCAGTATATTGCGTTGTCTATGTTTTTGGTGTATCGTGATATTTCGCGGAGGTGGTCTTCGTTTTCTTTGTTTACGCTGTAACTGGTTTGTTGCCAGTTGAGGATTTTTTGGTGTTGTCCATATATGCATTCGAGTATGCGGATTATTTGGTCGTTTTGTTGGCGTATGCTTTCAAGGTGCCGGACAGCGAGTATGTTTGAAAGGGTGTTTAAGGAGGTTTCTTTGCTTTCAACCTTTTTAAGTCCGACGTATTCGGTTAACAAGGCGATGCTTAACTTGCTGTTTCCAAAAACATCAGCCACTGAATTTAACGCCGAGTTTAATTCTGAGATTGTTTTGTTAAGTTTTGGTTTTTTGTTTGTTTGATTGTTCACGGTTTGTTTTTTGGTCGCGGGTTTCATTTATTCACGCTCCGACCCGTCGGCGAATCCGTAACGCGCCATCATATAATAAAAAAGGATGTGAGCCACATGGAAAACTGAATGATGGTGGCGTGTTTTTCCGTCGCCGGATGGGTTTCGTCTCAGTTTTCAGGGACTCATCAGGGAGCTTTCTTGTTGTTTTTGTTGAATAGGCGTCTTGTGACTGCTTTTATGCTGTACTGGATGAGGGTTATTGCGCCGATGTTTAGGAGGTATGCTTCGGCGGTGAAGTAGTCCACGCCGGTGTACGCGGCGATTCCGCCTACGACTGCTCCGGTTAAGGCGGTTTTGGTTAGTTCGCGGCTGTTTAGTTTTTGCCCTTTGTTTTTGGCGTAGCCGCAGGCAGCGACTAACGCGCCAGATATTACTCCGCCAACGATGCCTTTCGCCAAGTTTTCTATCATGCTGTGTCGCCTTGGTTGGTTTGTTTTTCTTCTGTGTTGAGTTGTTGTTCGAGTGTGGCGGTGAGGTTTTGGACGATTTTTTCAACTTGGTCTTCAGTGAGATTGCATAGTTGTTGTATTGCGTGTCCTCGGACGGGAATTTTTAGTATGAATGAAGTGTCGGTGTATGGTTCGGCGAGGTGCTTTTCGACGAGTTTGTTTGCTTTGCTTATTGATTCAGGTGAAACTTTGAGTTGAAGTGTAAACATTAGTCGTACACCATGTCGTCGCCGTCGAATTGGACGGTTTTTATTTTCTTGTATAGGGTGGTTATGGTGTCGTGCCGGTTTATGTGGCCGCGTTCGAGTATGCCTTTGTTGACGGCGTCTCGCAGGTAAGCGACGCAGCGTCCTCTTTTTAGGCGGGTTTGTTTGGTGATTTGGTTAAAGGTGACCCATTCCTGTAAAGGCATATTTGCGATTGTTCTCGCGAAATCTCTGCGGCTAACTGTGTGAGCCATAACTTTCACCTATGGGAATGATTCGTCGGCGATTCGTTCGAGGACTCGGGCTATTCGTGCAAGTTGTATGCGGATTTCGTGTTCAAAGTCGCGTCTGTCAAGTGAGGCTTCAAATTGCAGCCTGTTTCGGGTTTCGTTGTTGCCTTCTTCATATTCTTTTATTAGGTCGGGTTTTGGTCGGGCGTGTTGTCTTAGTTGTGCGGGTTCAACTAAGATGGCGCCGTTGGTTTGTGGGTTCTCAAATTCACGGTTTGAGATCATTTTTTAATTCTCCTTTTTTAGTGGTTT